GTTGTCGTTCCACGCCTTCTCGCTCTGCTCGCGGTAACGGCGCTCGGACTCCTGCTTTTCCTCGGTCTCGATCTTGGTGGCCTTCTCCTCGGCGGACTTGGCCAGGTCGTCCCGGCCCTCCTCGCGGAATGCCTTGGCGGCCTCGCGGTAGTCGGCCGCGTCAAACCTCTTTTCGGGCTTGGCGTTGCGGGCCTCCTCGCGCTCCCTGAGGAACTCCTGCCTTTCGGACTCGAGCCTTTCACGCTCGGTCTTCTGGCGGGCCTTCTCCTCCTGGATGGCTTCCCACTCCTTCTGCTGTCGGCTTTTGGCCTTCTCAAACTTGGACGGCTGCTTCTCTGGGTCTGTCCCGGGAGACTCAGCCGGCTTGGTGGATTCGGTCGTTGTTAAAGAACTTTGAGCGTCGTCCGTTTTGTCCGGGGAAACTGCCTCGGCGGCCGTGCTCTTGGTTTCGGTCTGGTTTGACTCAGCCGCGGGTTGCTGATCGGTACTCTCCGCTTGCGTCGGTTCGGGTGGAGTTTCGGTTGCGGCTTCGGTCTCGGCCGGCACCAGGCCGTCCTCGATCATCGCCAGTTTCCTTAGTTCCACCCCTTCGTCTGCCAGTGTCGCACCCATGCTGCCCCCTTTACTCCTGCACTCGGGCGGTCAGCGTCCCGAGCCGGGAATGTCGACGAGATGTGTTACTCCGCGGGACCCTCCTCGTCACCCCCTCCCGCGGGATGGTCCGCCCCGACCCCCAAGGAATCGACCACGGACACTGCTGCCCTGAAACCTAATGCGAACCCGCACGCTGTCAAATTGGCCTTCTGCACGGCGCTCGCGTTATTGCGGATTGTCATATTCCGCAGGACCGCCGCCAGCTTTATTCCGTGGGGAGAGCGCATGAACGAGGTCAGCGCCCGGGCATCGTCGTCGTCCCACTTGGGTTCCTCCACCCACTGGATATGACGGGCCGCGTTATAGGCGGCTTTCAGCCAGCGGATCATATGCCGGGCTCCAGGCAGATGCAGGGAACGTGGGCGCTTTTGAGCCGGCGATGGAAGACCCAGAAGGGGACCATCCGCTCAAGGAGCAGGGCCGGCACCCGCTCATTTTTGGGGTCGGCCATCAGTTCCTTAAAGTCAGAGTCGTTCATCAAGATGCGGACGACGTTGAGGGCGACGTGGGTGAACTCGGCCAGAATCTCGTGGCGGCAGACCATGAGGCTGGCCCAGACATGCGCGTTGGTCGTCTCATACCAACCCAGACTGGAACCCATCCCCAGACCCGCAAGCACCCCGGTGAAAAGGGACCAAGCCTTGGGGTCGTTGTACATCGCCCACTGCTCCCGGACGTTGACCTCGAGGGTGAAGGGGCGGTACTGGATGACGTCGTGGCTTTTGAGGATTTCCAGGGCGGCATCGGCCTGGGAGGGGATCTTGAGGAGCTGGAGGTTTTCCGGGTTTTCGCCGGCGTAGATCTTGGGGATTTTGACGTGGTGCTGGTTTGAGAAAAGCGGCCGGCGGCGATACTGGCAGATGCCCACATGGACCGCTTCCCTCCTGGCGGCCACCCGGGCAAAGCTGTCGAACTCATCCAGCCTGACCCCGGGCATGGCCGGCGGGACCAGCTCGGCTCCCTCGAAGGCCACGCTGGAAAGAACCGGCTGCCACTCGCAAGCCTCCTCGGCCAGAGGCTTGTGGGTGTGGATGTGGAGCAGGAGGTCTTTCATTCCGCCCCGCGCTTCCGGCACTCGCGCCGCTCGGCCTCGGACTGCCTGGCTCTTTTGAGGATGTCCTCGCCACGCTCGCCAACGGGCAGAAGGATCGGCCCGGGAAAGGCGGGGCCGTAGATCTTGTCGAGGGAGGTTTGGGTTTGGGGTGCCAGATGCACCCACTGGTAAATCATCACACCATGGCCGGGGCAGGGGCGGCCGGCGGGAACTGACCTGCGGGGCCGGCGATCTGCTGCTGTTGTTGGCGCTCCTGGGCCTTGGCCATCTTGCGGAGCTGTCCGGTGATGGCCCGGGCGGTGTTGGGATCAACCTGCTCGAGAGCCTGCAAGTGCTGTTGGACGTGCTGGCTGATGGCCTGGGCCGCGGCGGGATCGACCGGACGGAAGCCATTCTCGGCGGCGGCCTGGAAGTCGAAGAGGACCTCGAGGTGGGCCCGGTGATCGTCGGTGGGCTTGATCGCAATCGGGAAGGCGGTCGAGAGCATGGCGGCCAGTTCCTTGGCCTGTTCCTCGCGCTGTTCCTGCTGGCCCAGTTGCGGGTCCTGCACCAGGCGGCGGACGAGGCTGGGATCGTCGAGCTCAAGCACGCTCTTGACCAGCTCGGCCTGATTGCTGAAGGCGGCCCCGGGGCCGGCGCTGAAGAGCTGCATCCGGGCGACGGCTTTCTGGAGCTGGAACTGGCGGGTTTGGAAATCATATCCGCCCTTGGGCATGATCGAGTACTGCTCATGCATCGCGTCGGGCGGGACGGAACCCAGATCCTCGGGATAGCGGAAGGACAGATCCTTCTTGTCGTACTGGACGTAGATCGACCAGCACTGGCGGAAGAGGCGGCCCAGCGACATGCGGAACATGCGGTTTCGCAGGTCCGAACCGGCGGCCCCGGTGTTGACCAGAGCCTGCACTTCGGTGGCGGTTTTGCGGGAGCTGTTGGGCTCGCTGGGATTGTTGCCGATGCCAAAATCCACGGTGCCCACACGCTGCTCGGCCTCGGAGCGCTCGTCGTACATGACGCGCATGAAATCGATCGGCGGGGCCGACATCTGCACGGGCTTGATGCCCTGGGGCAGGATCTGGCCGGGCTGCATCCGCATGTTGGCGGTGTTGAGCGAGACAGGATTCTCGGCCTGGAAGAGCGGGCGGTTGACCAGCTCGATGACGTCAAGGAAAGCGTTCTTCAACTTGCAGAGGGTGGCCTCGTTGGCGGCCAGAATCTCGGCCACCCCGCGGGAGCTGTAGAAACCTCCATTGACGACCTCGTAGCTGAAGTCGGAAAACGGAGCCTGATTGTGCTTGTAGGGTAAAACGAAATCTTCCCGGACGGGCTTGTCGGGGCTCAAGGGGCTGTAGGTCCTGACGGCCCACTCGCCGTCCTCGTTCTTGGTATAAACCTCCCAAAGCACGATGCGGTCCTGGCGATCCTCGTAGGTCAGCCCCTCGCGCTGGAAAACGGACTGCTCCTTCTCGGTATTGATGCCCTCAAATTTTGTCCCGCGGCCGGTGATGGTTTTGATGAAATCCTCGTCCTGCTCGTAAGCCTCGTTCCTTTTGTATTGGTCAACGGATAAAACCATGACGTGGCAGAGGTAGTCGGCCTCGTCCAGGTCGGTCGTGTAGTCGGGCACGATGAACCGGGTCGGGTCGATTGCCTGGAAGACGATCTGCTTTTTGTTTTCGTCCCAGACGGTCTTGAGCACCGATCGGCCGTAGAGGCACATGTCGTCGATCAGCCGGACGATCTCCTCCTGGAAATTGGTCTTTTCACGGATCTTAAAATCAAAGAAGCGTTCGGCGGTGACGGTGAGGGGACTGAGCTGTTGCCGCATCGGGACAAAGCTGGCCACGGTGTCGTTGCCTAGGGCCGAGTTGACGTAGCTGGGTTTAAGCCGCTCGATGACCCGGTCGATCAGGGCGACATGCATGTCGGCCGCGGTCGGCCAAGGCTTGACCTTGCGACGAAGACCGAAGGTCCGCATCTCGTAGAACTGGCGCTGGCGGGCGTCCCAGGTGTTGCGCCGGGTCAGATCGTCGATGATCCGCCCGTGGATGTCCTTGAAATTATCGCGTGGTTCCGCCATAGCCTCTTACCCGTGCCTCGTACTCGAGGTCGTTGATCGTGTGAACGGCGTCATGGGCCCAGCCGCGAACGTCGGGGCCGGACTCCATGACTTTTTCAAACCTTGCGTCATTGATGAGGCGGTCGGCGTTACCGACCGTCCGCACTGCCGGCGGTGTGGTGTGAGCGCATCCACCAAGCCCCGGGACCATGGCGATCAGTGCCAAAAGCGCGGTTAATGCGGCCGCGGGCTTCCCACCATTCCCTGCGGGCGTTGGATTCCTCACGCTGTCCGCGGGTGGGCAGGCGGTCGATGATCTTGGCGATCACGGTAAGCAACCCGGAGATCCACCCGAAAAGCCACACAAAAACTATTTGATGTGGAGACCGGCCGACTTCAGGAGATTGACGATCTTTTCCAGAGCCGAGTCGTCCTTGGGCGTTGGCGTCAATTTGACGACCACCCGGGCGGCGATGACAATGGCACCGAGCGCCGCAACGATTTCAGTCCAGTTTGATGTGATCCAGTTC